TGTATCATAGATATGGAAACCTTTAGGGTCGTTGTAGTCTGCCCAAGTCATTTCATATGGACAACCTAAGTAAGTGATGTTATCACTCGAATTCTTGTGATGGAAGTGACCACTTAATACTTGGTCAAACTTCTTAAACTGACTCTTCTTCATACCGTGTGGGTTTGCTTGACCCACCATCATTAACATACCTGCGATTTCTAAATGACCAAACATAATCTGAGCAGGAGTGTCATCCATCGTCTTTAAAGCATGGTCATAGTTTTCTTTATTAATCCAAGGCATCATCAGAATATCTGTGCCATCAAACTGGACAGTCTTTGGTTCTGAATAGTATGTGATATCTTCTTTATCGAATAACTCATTCATCGAGTTATACTCATTTGTATCTTTGAAAGGAACATCGTGATTACCGACGATTACATGGAGGTCAAGTTTGTCTTTAACACATCTGTCAATAAAGATGTCTTTCATCTTACGCAGAGTCACATAGTTAATAAACTTACGACGGTCGACAATATCACCTAAGTGAATGACTGTCTTAATGTCTCGTTTTTCTAATTCTGGAAAGAAGGTGTTATTATAAAATTTCTCAAAGTATTCATAAAACACTTTGGAGTCGTTTCTAACTCCCCAGTGTGTATCAGTTATTAATGCTATCTTCATTCCAATCTGCCTCTAGTTTAAATGCTATACTATATCTAAAATTTGGTGATGTGTGTTCGCATGCTTTATGTGGATTATTTGCGTTAAACAATGCTAATCTATTCATTTTATTTTCAATTTTACTACCATCCCTAAATTCTGTTTCCCCACCCCACTCTTTTTTCCACTCATATGGATAAAACAAAGCAGTTATATCACCATCATCTTCATGCCATCTACCACTATGATATTCACCTTGAGGATTAAGATTTACATAACATCTGATTATACTAGGGTTTCGTAAATATGTCAAATTTAGAATCTTTTCAGCAAGAGTATTAAAAGCATCTGTGTGAGGAAAGTCACCAACACTGTTTAAGAAATTCAACTTACCATCAACACTTCCATGAAGTTTCCAATGTAAATTAGGTATAATATTTTGAATATGTGTTAGATAATCATTATCTAAAAAATCATCAATTATTATCATCTTTTAGTTTTTTCTTGTTTTGTTTATCTTCAAATGCTTCTACAAACTCTGCCATATACTCAGCAGCCCCATCAGACGCTTTAATGTCAACATCAAACTGACCACTGATATCGTGTCCTTGTAAATCTACAACCTCACCCATCAGATTAGCATTCTCTGTTGCTTTGAATTTAGTGTAAAGATACTTCTTCTCTTTTTGAATACGACGGAGAAAAGCATAGTATATAATTTGAGTAAAGTATGCGAATGGGTTCTGAGTCTTCTCTGGATTGAAGTTGTCAATATATCTCAAAGAGTTTTCAATACCATCACCAATCATATCTTCTCTAAATGTGTAGTTGATAAAGTTTGGTTTATGAGATAGTCGTTGAGCAATCAGTGTGATACATTCAGCAACATACTTTGGAACTTGAGGTCGTTGCTCACCCTTTGCTTCTGCTTCTTCAACCGACTTCTTAAACTCAACCATTGCTTCAAAGAAGTCTTTATTGTTTACATAATTTTTTTGTTTCTTCGCCATAATAATTTCCTAGTGAATACTTGTGTTTGCTAATTGTATAATTTGTTTTGATAATTCTGCTTTAACTTTATTTTGTATGTCTTTATTAGATAAACCTATATTTCCATCTTCATCTATCATATAAATGTGGTCTACCGAATCTAAGTAATATTCTAAAACTTCTTCGTTTGCTGGAGTAACAGAAACAATGTGGTAACCACTTAACTCTACTGGTTCATCTTCTTGTAGTAAAGGAACATAAGGATATGAATATAACTGCATAGTCTTAGTTGTCTTATTTGTGTCAGTTACAATCTTAACTGGATTCTTTAATGTGAATACATAATCTTCTTCATCAAAGTCACTTACTTCAGTGATGATTATTTCTCCACTCGATAGATTCATAATACTATATTTGTAATGGTTCATAATTTAACCTTATGTTGTAAATTGAATAATCAAACTCTTCATCATTATATAGTTTTACTCTAACGGCAAAGTGTTTGAGCGTGTGATTGTTATAACTCTTCCAAGAAAGTTTATCTGCGATGTCATAGAGTGTTGCTCTCTCTTTGTTATCACCCTTACGCAGTCCTCGACCAATGGATTGCAAGTTACGAATCCTAGATTTTGAAGGAGAACCAAATATGATGTTATGAAGATTGCGTATGTTGATACCAGTAGAAAAAGTACCAAACGAAGCAATGATGATGGCATCATTCTCTTGTTCTGTAATCCTTCTGATTTCTTCTCTTTCATTTGCGTCTACACCACCATATACAAAAAATACTTTTCTCTTATCACCTACTTCACTATTTATCTTATCGTAGAGAATCTTACCGTGTTTCTCTACATATTGGAATAGTAATAGTGTATTACCTTTTCGTGTAATTGTCAAGTTCTTAATAAAGTTATTTCGTGTGTCGTTACCAACAATAAAGTCCATCTCTTCAACATAAGAAGAACCCTTCATTCTTTTACATTCTGCGTCTGGATATTTCAACACCAAACACTTAATACGAAAGTCAGCAAGTGTCTTATCATCAATCAACTCTTTGGTAGTAATTACTTTCATTACCGACCCAAACAAACCTTCTAATACTAACTTGTTTGTCTGTGTGTCATCTAGTGTTCCAGTAAACCCAAATCGATACTTACAATTGGGTAACTTCTCCATAATCGATGTAAGAGAGTTTGCTTTAAAAAGGTGAGCCTCGTCTCCTATAATCAACGAGAATTGGTCAAAATACTCCTTTTTTTGTTTGTATATACTCTGCCAAGTAGAAATATAAACTCTTGAATTTGGGTCATTCTTGTCGACGCCAGACATGATTTTATGGGTTTTTTCAAAGTTTCCATTACTATAGTCTTCGAAGTCTGAACCCATCTGAGATACCAAAGATGTGGTAGGAACGATGACCAACGCCTTACCTTTTATCTGTTTCAAATAGAATTTAAGTAGACTGTAGATAATAAAAGATTTACCACTCGCAGTTGGTGAAAGAATCAATGCTCTATTATTACGAATAGCATGAGCAACTGCTCTTAACTGATATTCTCTTGGTTCGTATTTTTCTTCTGTAAGAAACTTCTGTAATTCATTTAGAGGAACATCGATTGTATCTTCTAAATCATCGTGAACAATAACTTCATAGTCTCTTTCTTTTGCGAAGTGTTTTATGTGTTTAAGTAGACCAACATAGATTTGTCTTGTGTTGACATTGAACAGACGAATCTTTCCATCCCAATATCGATTACGAACAGAAGGCATAAACTTAGCACCAGGAACTTCGAATGTAAAATAATCCGATAATTCCCTAGCAGTTCCTCGTTCACAATCTATCTTAAGAAATACTTCATCTTTCTTGTATACTTCTATCTTATCCACCAGTCACAAACTTATTCCAATCAATGGCAGACTTAATCTGAAACCCTCGATTGTTTAAACTCTTAATGATAGACTCTAAGTAGTCTACCTTCTCTTGTTGCATAGCAAGTTCTAAAGTAATATCTATAAACATATCATCAGACTCAATATACAACTGAACCTCATTCTTCAATAACTTCTTAAAGAATTGGTCTCTTCCTAATTCTTGTAATTCATCTTTATCTAATTCACCCAAATAATATTCTAATAGGGTTCGTTCTGTTTTCTTTTTCTTTGCGTAGATTTTCTTAAGGGCAACTCGTTCACCCATAAAAATTTTCAGATATTTATTGTGAATAGAAGGTATCTTAGCAGACTCCATACCCAATTCAGTTTCATCTATCTTAGAATCTTTATTCCACTCAGTTACTATTTGTTCTATATTCATTGCCACTCAATCTCAAAGTATATCTGGGAACATTAGGGTTATCAAAAGCATTTGCCCTATGTTCTTCCCCTTTATCAATTTCAATCACTCTTCCACTTTTATATTCAACAACCTCACCAGTTGTCTCGTTTATAAATTCACCACCTTTTAAATCTTTATTATCCATTCCCAACATTAAAACATAATTCCAAGGCCACCCATCTATATGTTTAGTTCCATCCATACCTTTGAATTGAAGATTACCACCTATATTAACTAAGAGACCATTTCTTTCTGCTCTTCTCATAATAGCATACCACGCACCTATAAATCTTCTAGTATCTTCTAAAGGTAAAGTATATTCAATCATATCATCATCAAGTCTATTAAAAAGAACACACCCCAACATTAAATGTGAACCAATTTCACCATTTGGGTAAGATGACCTATTAGCAATATTATTCGGATTCCACGCAACTTTATGTTTTAAAAGGTTGGTAGTATCGTGAATCCAAGTTGGGTCAAATATATTATCAAAAATTCTCATAGTGGTATTATACCTTAAATTATATTAAAAGTCAAAAAATAAAAAAAGTATTTAAAAAAGTTGACAAGGTTGTAAATTCTCAGTATAATAGGGGTGTTCCCCTTCAAGAACTAATAGGCGCTAAGTAATAGTAAGGATATCGTAACTACGGTATGCGAACGATACCGACCCAGTAAGGTATGTTATGTCACCTTGTTTTAAATCGAATTGTAGAGACTGAAGACTTGTTGGATATAATTCTTTAAAACGAATCTCTATGTTTGGTTGATAAGCAGCAGTAGTAATAACTAACGAAGCATCACTATACGGTTCTGTAATAGATTTTCTTTGAGGAAAGTTATCTGGAAACCCTAACCCTTGTATCCAATCAAATATCTCTTGATAGTTTTTCATATCTTCATCTACTTGAAACTCAAGTGTTAAATCTGAAAACTCTATCTTCTCACCTGCTCTCTTTAATTTAGCAAATGGATTCTGAACCTCTGCTTGACCCAAAGTAACATCAGGAATATTAGCAGATGTACAGAAGTAATTCACATGCGGTAGTCTTTGTATATTAAACTTAAAACCGACTGGTGAGAGTAGTGATTTGTTATTTGGTTCTGAAGGTCTTTCTGCCATAACTCTATTTATAATAGTTTTAAGAATAAAAAAACCACCCCGAAGGGTGGTCTTTTATATGTGAGTTTTACCTCGAATTACATTAGGTTAGTAACCTTAGCAATTCTGTAGTAAATGTTACCATCACCAGAACCTAGTCTAGCAGCAACACCGTTAGCGTCATTAGTAGCAAAAGGATTTGCAACCATACCGTAACGAGTCTTGAAACCAATCTTAGGTTGGAAAGTGTTCTCACCTACAGCACGAACCATTTGTAATGGAACATATGGGCAATAGAATAAACCAGCGTCGAATGCTGAAGAACCCTTATAACCGATTGTGTAGTATTGGTTAGTAGCATCTGAGAAATACGGGTCAATGTAAACTCTGATACGACCATTTAGAACACCAGCGAAAGTATTACCAGTATCATCTACTTGTAGGTTGTTGTTTAGTGCTGGAGCATAGTCTAACACACCTGCCATTTGAAGAGCAGAAGCAACATCAGAAGAAGTAATCATAACATTACCCTTTCCTCTACGAGTAGCTTTAGCGATTTCGTTAGCATCTCTTTCGATTTGGAACATCAAACCTTTGAACTTCTCAACTGACCAACGACCATTAGAATCAGTATCTAAGTCGAAAGTACCTGAAGTTGTAGTGTTCTTAGTAGCACCAGCAACCGCAGAGTAGTTAATAGTTCTAACAACTTCTCTATTGATTTCAGAAAGAATCTCAGCAGATAGAATGTTAGATAACTCAGTCTCAGCATCTAGACCGTGAACAGCCTTAAGGTCTTGAGCAAGTTCCATTGTGTATTCTGCTTTAAGAGCACGAGTAACAGCAGTTACAGCGATTTTCTCAATTGAGAATGCCATTTGGTTGAAACCGTTGTTCGCAGTATCACCAAGTTTCTCAGCATCAGCAGTAGACATACCAGTTTCTACAGTATATCCAGAACCAGAAGCACGGTCGTTAGGGTCAGTACCAGTATGACCAGTTCCAGCAGAAGCGTTAGCTGCTTGGATTGAAGCAGTGTTACCAGAAGCAGAAGCAGAGAACGAAGTATTAGACTCGTTGAATAGTGCTTCAGTACCAGTCTGTGAATCGTATCTTGACTTCATAGCAAAGATAAGACCAGTAGGACCAGTCATAGGTTGAACACCTGCGATATCGTAAGCGATAAGGTTAGGCATAGAACGACGAACCAGTGAAATAAGAACTGGGTCGAAGATATCTACAGAACCGTCACTAGCAGTTGAAGAAGATGCACCCATTGCGTTAGCAGGAGCAGCCTCACCTAATAGTGTCGGAGCAAAGTTACCACCGTGAGATGATTGTTCTCTGGCAGCCACTTCTTGGTTTTCTAGAAGTTGTGCAATAGTTGCCTTTTTGTGAGAATCTTGAATTGGATCCAACTCAGGATGCTCAAGGACTGGTTGCCACTTCTTTTGAAGATTGTCTTGTGACATTTTGTTTCTCCTTGTTAAAATATATTATTTACGAATGCTTCTTGTGATAGCATCCATGTATCCGGACATTTCTGGAGCAACTTTCACTTCAGTTTCATCATCAATTTCCAGAGGTTCATCATCTAGGTCTTCAGTAATCTCTACTTTCTCTTCTTTAGGGAAGTAGTTTTCCTTAAGTGTATCAATTTTATCTTGATAAGACTCAGCATCGTCAAACTCTACACCTTCGGCAAGAGACTTTAACTTAACTGCTTGAGACTCAGTCAAATCGTCGCACGCATCTTCTAAGACTTTATCTTTCTTAGATTCAGCAATTTCTTTTTTAAGTTCGATGTTTTTTTCCATCTCAGCATTTAGATTCTCTTCTAACTCAGACATCTTTTCTGCCATCTCGTCAACTAGGTCAACTTTCTCTTCAGGAATGTCAATGTAGTTTTCAGTGAAAAGTTGTCTTAGACCTTCCATAAAGTTTTCAGTGATTTCAGATTTAACACCTTTCTCAACTGCTAACTTATTCTCAGTCATCCACTCTTCAGCAACATACTCTAGATACTCGTCTAGTTTGTTAGTTAGATTTTCAATAATTTCTTCTTTCTCAGCCTCTAATTCTGCTTCGATATCAAGTTGAACACCTTCAACGATTTCGTTTACTTTAGAAACAACAGCAGCTTCGAAAACTGTAGTTGCTTTAGAAACGAACTCTTCAGATAATTCTTCACCCTTGAACATAGCAGCAACATCTTCAGAAACATCTACATCT